ATATTCGTGTTGTTGCTCGTGATTTTGTACACGCTCACTAAGCCTCAGCCCGTCAGACGCGTACACACCCGAGAGCGCGTCGCCGTACCGGTTCAAATTCCCGTAGAGCGTGAATTTAGAGCGCCACCAATCAAGGAGTATAAACCACAACGCGTCCAACAGATGGGTGTGCTGCTCGGTGAGAACAACGAAACATTACCCTTGTACGGCAAGGAAGTGAGAGGAAGACGGGATAGATATCATTACTATACGGTAACACCCGGGGATCAAATGTACTCTCTTCCAGTGAGTTTGGGTGAAAGAGACTGCATGGATGACATGGGTTGTCAAGAGATTTACGGTAACGAGACCGTAAACATATTGGGACAATCGGGTGATTATGCCGCGAAATTGTATAGAACGGATAACTTTTTCTAATCAGTCTTTTCTTCTGATTTTGGTATCATGCTTAGGGCCCTGTGATATGTGTCATATGTAACGAGGCAACTCAGTACAATACACGCCGCGAGTGATCCGTAGCCGACTGGTTTCATTGGCACCGGAACCCACCATCCTATGAACTTTTTGCGCATAACATTTGTTATCATGATGCAACAACAAAGTATCGATAATGCAGACACGGAATAGTGTTTATTTCTATCGAATGGCACCGTTGGACTCCACGCGTCTTGACCTGGAAATACATTTATACCGAGTACATTCAATAGAGGTAGAATCAATGCTGGTAACATCTATTATTTACATATATTTTATATTTAACCCGAAGCGCCTTTTCATTAATAAAATTGAATCACGCATGTTTGGTTCACTCCATAGGAGCCACCTGGACCAAAATCCCGCAGTCTTCAAACCCGAGATTCCCCAATCCTCGAGTTTGCTCTTACTCACTTTAGACATTCTCTGGTGTACCTTTTGTGGGTCACTAAATTTTCGTGTATCTCCACCACCGTGTCGTAATACATAGAGACGCATGCGCATGGGATTTTTGTGTATGGTATAGTCAGTGTATCCCTTGCCACCGAAGTCCACGTGGTCTCCGTCCGGAAAGGTCACCCTGTACTTCTTTTCACGGATCGGACTTTTTCTGAGAATGACTCTCATTATTATTTACTTCCGAAAAAGTTTTGAAAAAAAAATAAATTTTTAAAAACTTTTTTCTTTCAAAAGAAAGTGAAAAAAATATTTTTTTTATTTTTAAAAAATTTTACTAGAAAACAAAAAAATAAAAAAAATAAAAATTTCAAAACTTTTTTCTTTCAAAAGAAAGTGAAAAAAATAAAAATTTTTTTATTCATTTTCGAGAAGACCACCGAATAAATTTAGTATATCTGCGAAATAATCGAACGACGCACCCACAAAATTACCTTCATAGTTCCGTCTCAGTATGTTATTGGTATCATACACGACGAAAAGTGCAAACAGAGGCACGACGAGTTCCGAGTATCTCTTACCGGAGAAGAGCCTCAACAAAATCAAACCCACGAGTGCGACGAACAAAACGGATCCGAGCGATCGAAGGTCGTATCCGAGGGTATACGTGATCACACCGAGCGTAAACATGGCGATGAAAATGGACACCGCATCGAGCAAAGCTTCCTTCGCGTTTTTCTTACCACGCGTACCCAAGAACATACCGGCGACGGCAGACATGGCCGTGAAAAGCATGAATCGCGTGATTATATTCCTCGTAAACGCAAACATGAGAAGCGCGATGAACCACGCGATCATGTATGTGAGTGCATTTTTGGCGAACGCTTCGCTCATATTTGGATCATCTATGGTAGCCTTCGCAAAGCCGTATGTCACGAGTGACTGGAATATCAAGTTTGCGAAAACCTTGGATAGAAACATTCTATTAATATACACACGTAAATTAATTTACTTTTTCAAGAGTGCGTAGTGATGGTACAAGTGGATGCCGTTGATGTACAAACCTATCGACAGTGGTATCAAGAGGACTGGACGCTTTCTGTATATGGCTGGGAGCGCCGCGATCACGGTGAGAAGAACAATCGAAAAGTAGATGACTGGTGGCGCGATCAAACCAGTCTGTGTCCGGGTGAGACCCATGAAGAAACGTTTGTCGAGCGTATCGACTTCTTCGGTTGGTTCTGGTGCGTAGTATTCTTTTCCTTTATAACCTGGCATTTATTATATATGGAGAAAATAATGAAATACCTCCTGATACCCATCGTATTCATCGCGTTTGATTACTTCAAGAACCCCATAGACCGCCTGTATTTTCATAAACCACTCAGACCACTCGTGGGTATCAGAAATACACTATTGGATATGTTGTTATATAAACCGTTCTATCATCCAAATGATTTCAACGACTTGTGGATCCTCAAGTTATATCACAGGGAAATGCTCGATTCCGTGTATTCTGGTATGAAGAACGCTAAAAAGTATTACTTTCACGATGATGACAAATGGTTCGATGAGACCGAAAAATATTACTATTATAAACTCGAGGATTTTCCACTCATAAAAAGTAGGATGGACAAGATTCCGTGCGTCGTGGGTGGTATGATAGCTGTGATGGAAGGTCCGATGCACATACCACCACATCGAGCGGAGCATAACTTATACTTGCGATACCATCTCACACTCGAAGGTACGAGCACACTCACGACTGAATATGAGACACACGAACATAAAGCCGGTGAACACATGATTTTCGATCATTCGAGGTATCATAAAGTTGAGAAGACCACGGATGATAGACGGATCGTTTTGATTCTAGATATTAAAAGATTCTAATCTAATAGGTGATGCCTACACACAGCTTCATATAATTCGGGACCACCCACGAGCTCCACTTCATCAGTGTCTACGGTACGTTTCGTAAACGGACCAGACGTTCCATCCTTACACCTCATACACAACGCAGACAATTTCGTGACGTCGTCCGACATGGGTATACAATCTAATATTTCACCAAACTTTTCTTGTTTGTAATCGGCGTCTAACCCCGCCACGATCACAGTCTTCTTGAGAAAGAGACACATGTGTATAAAATCCTTGAGTCTAGTAAAAAATTGCGCCTCATCTATGGCGACGACTTCCGAGGCACAAAAGTTCTCATCGAGAAGGGTGTCTGCGAGCTGATTCACTTTTATACAATTGAAGTCCACATCATCGTGTGTATGAATCACGTGATCATTTGATCTCGTGTCCTTCATTGAGTTTATGACTGAGATTCTTTTACCCATGACTTTGTATCTCTTAAGACGTCGAATTAACTCCGACGTCTTACCAGAAAACATATTCCCTGTGATTATCTCGAGACTCATCTTAGTTCTTTTAGTATTTTTGTGTTTAAATAACTTCCTAAGTGATGCGCATCTCACGCGCAATAAAAATTTCGGTATATAATTTATGACGAAGATCATCACAGCAAATTTTTTGTTATGGAAGTCCATGGATTTACAGACCAATTCGAGGACAAAGAGACCTCGACGCAAAATAGTGACTTGCAATTGCCCAATGTGTTTCGATAAGTGTGAATACTATTGCCCCGAGACGGATTCATACAAGAAATGTAGACGCTGTGATGGATGTCGCATCAAATTGAATACGAGTGATTACGATTGGTTAGATTAAATTATGTGTAGTAATTAAGATGACCCTCACCGATCAGGAAATATCTAAGAAAGTTCGAGAACTGCGTCGAACGAAGGGTCCAGTATACGCACCTCTTAAATATTTCAGGGGGTTGAATACACTCAAAGACGTAGAAACTAGATACATGAAAATGAAAAAGAAAACGTACACTAAATTTTCAACAGATAAGAACGTGAAAACTCGAACGTCCTCGTACACGAAACGATTCCGTGAAAAGTACCCGAACGCGAAGTCCCTTCCAGAAATTGCGAAGGCGACGAAGATACCATTGAAGACACTGAGAACCGTGTACGATCGAGGACTCGCCGCGTGGAGAACCGGGCACAGACCTGGCGCTTCTCCACAGGCGTGGGCGTATGCGAGAGTGCATAGTTTTGTGATGAAAGGGAAGACGTATTACACGGCGGATAAAGATTTAGCCTTGCGTTTGAGTAGACCTCGCACTACTTGACGTGTTTGATCGAGCACTCGCAGTTCGCATGACGCTTTCTTGTTTAGCACTCTTGGTTCTGGCCACACTTTCTAACTTAGCACTCGCAGTTCGCATGACACTTTCTTGTTTAGCACTCGCAGTGCGCGTGACACTTTCTGATGAACGTTTTTGAGTCACGGAATTGGAACTCCCCTTACCCTCTATTCCAGATGACACATTACCCACGGATATTTTCATTTGTTTGGCTGGTCTTCCGGAAGGATACCCGACACTACCTGTGGTAGATCTTGCTCTTTTCACCAACACCGGATTCCGAGACCAATTCATTTCAGCCGTGTTATTGCGACTCGGTGCGGATGCTTTTACCTTCTTGGCCACTGGTACATTTACATTTGGCGTCCTCTTTCTTTTGGCTCCCTGTGACTTATTTTGGGTTGTGCGCTGTCTAACGGAGTTAGTAGGTCCATCCATCATAGTTTCATTTGTTATTTGTGAAATATTTAGATTGTTATTTCTCACTTTATCTGGTTTTATATATTTTTTTAATCCAAACAATAATAAATTTTTACCACTTCCATCTATAGCCATATCAAAAATGAGTTTTGGTTTTTTATCCTTTATCAATCTTGTCTGAACAAATAGACATATAGCTCCCATCATAGCATCACCCGACGCTATAACACAATCGTCGCTCGGATGTCGTTGTATACTAGTAGTGGCCAATATTTGCAGGAAATCGCCACAGAATTTAGATATTTTAACAAACTTATCGTTTGAGTTTTTAGCCTGGGATTTCGTTGCACCTGCTGCGAATGGTTTATTATCATTTAATATTATTTCATATTTTCCATAATTATTATCGTCCCCTCGTATTATTATATCAGAATTATGAAATTTAAATTTTTCTACCCCAAAAATATATTTGGCTCTAGGAGCAAAACCTCTTTTATGTTCAAATATACGCTCTATCTCACCTAAAAACGCTGCACCTACCATACCTACACCAGAGTCTATAAGATTCGCGAGTGTTAGTAACGGGGGAAATTTATATTCTTTTTTCTTTGTTTTCATTCCATTTTTAGTATTTTTCCTTGTAAAACTACTTTGTTCTATAATTCTAGTTACAATTTTTGAACTAGATTCTTGATCGATCGATACGGGTAGTATTACGTCATCTTTAATATAATCCGATAACTTTACATTTGGTCTTATTGTTATTACATCTTCTATACCAAATAATTTTATATAATTGTTTTTGAGTATTGGTTCAAACTTACCAATGGGTTTAATATTACCAGAATTTATGTTAGCTTCCTTTTGCTTTTCGGGGATCACTCCAAATACACCTAAATTTATCATGTTTCTAATTAGGGTAGTTGGTTTATAATTTATACTCTTAACTTTTAAAAATGTAGTTGGAATTCCAGAATTTAAGAATTCTATAAATGTTGTTTTAACGGCGCCATCATGATACATATCCAAGTACATTAAAAGGGAGAAGTCTATTAAATCACCACCTCCTAGTTTAAAGGTGGTATTTACGTTTTTTAGAATTTTAACTTTATTTTGAATTTTATCCGCCTGCCTTTCGAGTATAGTGTCTAGCGACATTTTACTATTTTTTATAGAATTCGTTAATCCTCTTATCATACCTGTAGCGGGTAGGATAGAGTATATCTTGGCTAAAATTCTATATTTTTCTTCGTTTTTAGATTTCAGTCTATTTATTATATAAGTCTTATATTCTGTAAGTTCTTTGAAATTGGATGGCGTTTTAGGTGATTTTATGTGTTTGTTGTTTTTTACCACAACTTGCGTATTTTTATGAGTTGTGGTTTTAACCGCGATAGCCCCAGTCTTCTTCGCTTCTTTACGAGTTGTGGTTTTAACCGCGGTAGCCCCAGGCTTCTTCGCTTTTCCGTGAGTTATGGTCAGTCTATTAGGTCGTGTTGTTGTCCTGACAGGTCTCGTCGACATCTTAAATTAAACACACAAAAAAATACCTAAGTCATGTTGACCACCATGAATAATCAATCGACTCAATCAAAGATGAACTCTCAATCTATCGCTACCTACATCGCCAACCTTGAAAAGGAGAACGCCGAACTCAAAGAGCGTCTCCGCAAATGCGAAGAAGAGAAATCCATCCTGGAATACGAAACAATGCTTCACTACGCTGAAGTGAGTGACAACGAGTCCGTCGCATCCGACTCTGAATATGAAACGGAAACTGAATCGGAATCGGAATCGGATGATTACTTTGTCTGCTACAATCTGCCGCTCACGAATGCGTTTGATCATCTCGCTCAAGAGGAAGAAAATGAGTTCAAGAAATCGGTGTATGAAAGGGCGGCCAATATCATCTACCATCTTGATTTCAAATTAACCAGTGGCGAGCAAATTTCACACATGCATGGTATTGGAAGGAGTGTGATTCGAAAAATAAATGAATTTCTTGAAACTGGGGAAATTAAGAGTGTCAAGACATTCGCTACGAACGAAAATATCGCGGAACAATTGGATTTACTCGCACGCGTGGAGAAAGATACCCACAAAAGTGAGGCTTACAAGAAGGCCACCGACGCTATTCGCAAACTCCAATTCGAAGTCACGAACGGTACCGAAATTTCAAAAGGACCTCGCAAGGTACCTGGTATCGGTAAAGGTATCGCGAACAAGATTGATGAATACATCGTGACCGGTCAAATTAAGAAGCTTTCGGGATGAGACGCCGTTAAATGATATAGTTTTGTAATGAAATATCAAATTAAAGATTTTATGCGTAGTGATTCCATGAGACTTATCATAGGGGATTGTCTAGAAAAAATAGATGTGATAGAAAATGGTACGGTTACTACCATATATTTAGATCCACCATTTGATAGTGGTCGAAATTACACGATGTCTAAGGATGATTCGACTGGATTTTCGGATACGTGGAAAGGTGATGATTATAAGAACTTCATAACGCGGGTCATAGATAAGTGTTTACCAAAGCTCACACCGAATGGTACTTTGTTTTTTCACATTTCAGCGGATCGCATGTTTGTCCCTGAACAAATACTTAGAGACAAATTCAAGTATGTGCAACCCATATTTTGGAAGAAATGTCGCTCAAAGAACAACGTGAAAAAGAAGCTTGGTGCGACGATAGACATCATTTTCAAGTGTACAAATTCTAAGACTCCCAAGTTTAACGTGGTGTATCAACCGCGTGACGAAAAGTATCTCAATAATTCATTCAATAACAAGGATGAACGAGGTAATTATTCCCTCGGACATTTAGTCACCGAAAACACAAAGAAAGGGTACATGTATCCATTTGAGTTTAATGGAAAGGTATTCAACCCAGCATCTGGATGGCGAATAAAACAAGAAGAGCTCATAAAATTGAGAGATGATAATCGTTTACACCCTCCGAAGACGGAAAAATCGAAGTTATACAAAAAGATTTACTTGCATGAAACGGAAGGTAAACCGTGCACCGATCTATGGGACGATATCCACTCTATAGGCCAAGGCTCCGAATTGAGATCTTATCCAACTGCGAAGCCCATTCAATTGCTCGAGAGAATCGTATCTATTTCGAGTGACGAAGGTGATTTGGTCATGGATCCCATGTGTGGATCTGGTACGACTGGAAAAGCGTGTAAAAATCTAAATAGGGAATGTATACTCATTGATATGAACGACAATACAGAGATAATTAATAATCGATTACAATAGAATTTTTTATATGTTTTTCTAATAAAAGTGGTCTATCCTGTTGAAGCTTCACACACAAAGAAGAACCCTTATTCAGTATAGCCTTCACACCATTATTTAGTACAAGTCGAATTCTTAAATTTTTACTCCCGGGTATCACACACGATGTATTTGTTTTAGCTGGTTGTACATATTCTTCACACGAGCCAAAGAGTTCTTTCAATTCACTTTTGTGAAACATGAAAAAATGCCTCTTTTTTACAAAGTTTATGCATATATAATCGCAATCATACCCATCTAATACGTAATTTACATACGTTTTTACATTCATAAACTTGAGGAGCGTGTTGGATAATTTGTTAATCATGGATCTAGTGTCTTTTTCGTCTCCATATGTTCTGTAGTATTGTTTTATGTCATTGAGTAGATCTCTACTTCCATCATTTTCGTGTACATAAGATTTATTTAGCCAATCGAAAGACCCACTGTTACTGTTTTTGGTTTTTATAGAGATGCGAAATCCTCGGTCACTCACGGCATCCGCAGTATTTTTAGTTCCTCCTCGGTGTTCAAGCTTTCCAAGTTTTTCTCGCACACGTGAAAATCTGGGATCTGTATTTATCGTGTGTATGAGTGTGTGCTCACCATTCACACCATCGCGGTGGCTACTACCATCGTTTCTGAACCCCATTTTAAATTTTAACGACTGAACTCGGCGACTTAGGTACTATTCATTTTGATTTATTAACATCTTCCGTACTTCATCGTACACGACACTCAAAAGCGCCACTTTATACGCGAGAAACCCCACAAACGTCGCACCATAATCGAAATCAAATGCAAACGGCGCACTATTCCACACGGTTTCAAACACAGCGGTTCCTAATGGAGCCAGTAACTGTTTTTGAAACGATGACTTTTCGATGTTATCCACGTGTCTCTCGAGAAGTGCGATGTATGCCAATGACGTGGCAACGCCAACCGTGGAAGATACACCTTGTTCCGCACCCTGTGTGATGAAATACATAGACGTGAGTGCACCACCGTATGCGACGGTCATACGATTGATGCGCTTCTTAAGTTTATCGTAATCATTTTTAGGTTCAGTCGACGCACGAACGACCGCGTTGTGGATGGACCACATTTACTAATTTAGACCTGTAATCCTTAATTGAGATAAAGACTTCGAGCCCCTATTAACAAATGTCGGAACTTCAAGTGAAGAGACTCGTGCAACATGCGATTATTCCAACTCGCGGTTCTTCTGGCTCTGTTGGATACGATTTATATAGCGTCGAAGATTGTTGTATCTTATCTAAGAACCGCGGTCTTGTCGGTACTGGAGTCGCAGTTGTTTTGCCAGTAAATGTATACGGGCGCGTGGCTCCGAGATCAGGGCTTACGGTGAAGCACGGTATCAATGTCGGCGCGGGGGTCATTGATCCGGATTACACGGGTGAAATCAAGGTCGCTCTTTTTAATCACAGTGATACTGATTTTGAAATTAAAAGGGGTGACAGAATTGCACAGTTGATTTTGGAGCGATGTGAAACGCCCTATGTTCGGGAAATCGGTGAAATTAACGAGACCGAGCGTGGCTCGGGTGGATTTGGATCTACCGGTATCTAATATTTTTTACGATCGTCACAAAACCACATCATTTCTTCGGTCGGCATGAAGAGTATACCCTTGCGCATGGTCATCCACAATTGCGCCTGGTTTACATTTGGATAACTCCAAAGAATCCACCTCTCCCAGTACCCCACACGAAAGGGGTCTTCCCAGTTTTCTTCTGTGCTGGTATCGGCGTAAAGCATTCCTCTGTGTATTTCATATAGGTCTGTTTCGACTCGCAAGTCTCTTGGTATCTGGGCTCCTTTTCGAAGAAGGTGTGCTCGCATGAGTCTCGGGTTTCCATGGTCCGTGTAATCTGGGGACTCTAATGAACCAAAATCAAATGTCCTTTTATTTGGTAACAGTATTCTATATTTATGCGTGACCAAAGGACTCGGTTTGAGAACGACGTGCATATACATTAATTTGATTTTTAGTTTAGCGCCTTTTTAACACAACAAACTTAAGATCTCCCTTTTTAACTTTTTCACGTGTCAAAGGATTTGTAAATAGAATCATATTTCCATTTACATTTATAGCACTCGTCATGGACATGCGCGCCATCTTCCTAAAAGATGTTGGTGAAAGATAAAGTTTATTTATTTTTACCGCTTTGTCTCCATCGTTGAATTCATTCGTTGTGATTGGGTCTACGGGTAAATTTTTCACAGTATTATCTTTCCATGTAATTCTGTTTGTGTTTTTGTTTTCATTTGAATTCTTTTTCATGCGATTTTTGTTTTTCATGTATTCAGACGTATTCATCCGTTTCATGTTATTAAAATTGAGGCGACGACCGATTAACCCCGCATTATTAAACGACATGAGAGCTCTTCTCATAGCTCTAAGATTTTCCAGATTTTGTCTGGTGGGAACCCCTCGACTATCGTATCGTTCAATAGCTCGCCTTCCCGTATTTGCAAGATTTTCGTCAACCATCACACGTCCATTTGGTGAAGTCATTGGAGGGGTCGTGGGTGTTTCTATGACCACCCTGTTATTATTGTTATTCATACCTACATTAAATAAATATTTTTATTACCTAAGTGATTTAAAGTATTCATAATATCATTGATCATGTTTGATATTCTGAAAACAACAATCGGTACGGGTGGACCTTTGTTAGTTGAACATAAGGGTCGCATTATATCTGAACAATGCATTCTTATTACACACGAACACGTGAACAAGATGATTGATAAACTAAAAAATATCAATTTCATTAAGATTGAACAAACTTCAGATCGCTCGTTTTCAATTTCTTAACTACAAATCTCGTCTCTATGACACGCATGTAAGCATACGCAGCCAAGAACTCAAGATGATGTAATTTCTTATATAGATGCCAAGTGAACATTTTTAACGCGTAATTGTCCCTTTTATTCCACGTTTGTTCCCTCGTAGTCGTAGTAGTTCTCGCCATGACATACATAAAAGTAACACTTCTAAATATATTATGCGAACGTACACATCTGTTGATGGTATAACCATAAAGGTGGGTGAAGATGCAAAAGAAAACGACATTCTCACACAATCGAGTTTTCCAAGCGAGTGGTGGATGCACGTGGATGGTGGAGCGGGTTCACACGTGGTCATTTGCTGTGAAGACAATGTATTACCCCGTGAAACAAAACGGGACGCCGCCACACTCGCGGTATATTACAGTAAGTCTGCAAAAACACGCATGGTGCGCGTGAATGTGGTGAGAGTAGATCAAGTTCTTAAACATGAAAAGATAAAGAATCACGGACAAGTGTACCTCGAAGGGCCCATCGATCAACTCACAATTCTACCAAACAAGGAGGGTGAACGTCTAAAAAGGTTATTAAAATAATAACACGTGATATCGTTAAGATGAATGTATCTTTCGGTAATCTATTCACACCTTTATTACATCTGATACAGATAGTTGGATCATATTACATAACACTGAGTGTGTGTTCATTATTAAGTAAAACATGGGTAACATATGGCGGCTGGTAATTAGACCGGATAAGAGTATATGTCTCGCATCACAATATGTGGAAGATGAAACAATAGTACAACTCACACCTAGATTGCGAGACAGGTCGTTAACTCATGGCGACCGATATTCGATACAATCATTATGCGCTTTGCAGTTCTTGGGTTTAGTTATATTTGGTGGTAAGAATATCTTAGGCGATTGGCTCATGATATGCAACCTCGTGTTTACATTATTTGTTATGTATTTTATACGGTGCGAATATATAATTAATTTAATCACTATACACATGTTTTATACTACAGGTTTAATAGTATACGGATTTTTTGAAAAAATCCTATATGTATTTGCGACATCCCTAATATATAATGCTATATATACATATCATATCATTAAAGATTTAATTCGTGACTAAGTAAATGCATCACCAAGACTGGAAACCCGTCGTGATTCGTGGCGTGAAACAGAATGTTCCGAGTCCCCATCGTGAAGTAACGAAGGCACAGAAACTGGATCAAACTGAAATAGGTACACACGAAAAGGTGAGTCTCTCTATGTCGAAGACGATTCAACAAGCGCGCATCGCTAAAGGTTTCAAAACACAAAAAGATTTAGCGGTGGCGGTGGGAGTTCCGGCGAATATCATTAATTCGTATGAATCGGGTAAGGCCATACCCGACAATACAGTTCTTCAAAAATTACGTAAAGTCCTCGGGGTGAGGCTCAGATAGTCTGGTACACACGACAACCACAAGTGGTACCAGAATTAAAATTATAATTACAGTTAATGTTACAAACATTCGTACCTTATTAGTAATAAAGATAAGAAACCCTTGTAAGACAAATGTCTCTCAAAAAAGAAGAGATCACGTCTCGTGAGACTCCGGATGCCATGCAAAAACGTATGTTTGAAGCCAAGATTGCCGCCATGAACGGTGCGATGAAAGGTGAAAAGATTCGTTACAAGTCCAAACGAGACCCCGAGCGATTCTTAGAATTCTTGGAGTATCGATTGACGATATGGGAACAACTCAAGGATGAGAAGTTCTACGCGAAGCGAATGTATGAAAAGACGAAGGAGGTCATCGAAGGTCTCAGTTGAGACTCGAATAGTGTCCCGCGATGTAATACACATCCTTAAACCCCAATTGAATCAATCTCTCCGCTGCAATTCTGGCCCTTTGCCCGGTGTTGCAGTAGACCAACAACCCCCGCTTGGGGAGTTTTGACGTCGTTTGTTTATTCATTTTACCTACCGGTAAATGAATCGCACCCTTGTAATGTCCAAGTCTATACTCCATCGATGTCCGCACATCGATAACCTTCTTAATCTTACCATTTCTTATCATCTTTTTGGCTTCCCCTGATGATACGAGATTTTCACCTGTGATCGTATACACAAAGGCTGCAGTTGCAATTGCTACTATGACAGGTAACATTTATATATACATGCATAAAGATTTAACCCGAATGTGATTCATGAGTCTTCGAATTAAGAAGCTATATCCAGATGCTATCATACCAACGAGAACATCACCTGGATCGGTAGGTTATGACTTATATAGCATGGAAGAAATCGTAGTACCACCACTTGAACGAGCATTTATAAGCACTGGCGTGTGTGCGTCACTACCACCGGGTGTATACGGCCGAATCGCACCAAGATCTGGACTCACACTTAAACATGGTATACAGACTGGCGCTGGTATCATTGACCCCGATTTTACGGGTGAATTGAAAGTTATCCTATTTAATCACGGAAGTGAACCATTCGTCATTAAGAAGGGAAATAGGATCGCACAAATGATCCTAGAGAGGTGTGAAACACCTATTATTGAAGAAGTCGATGAATTAGTGGAGACACAACGCGGGTCTCGTGGATTTGGTTCTTCTGGAAATTAGTTGGAAAACGCGATTCCAGCCATACCATCCTTGACGCGCAAAATGTTATAATTCACGGCGTACACTCTATACAAGCCATCTCTGGCATCGGACTTTGGATTTTGAATGGTCAATTTCGCATTGTCGATTCGAGAGAAGTTAAGTGTGCCACTAGGTTGGGATTTGTTCATGGTGAGACAGAATGGCCACGAGAACAATGGAAGTGCGTCGAGAGAGGATGGCGCGAGAACGGTAGTGTGCATTTCGTGAACGACGTTGTGATGGAATGCGTTCGATGTATTTTCAAACAACGAAAGGCCATTGATGTAAAGAGACGACGAATCGAAGCTGTAATCACTGTTCCATCCAGTGCCCGACACGTTAGATGTTGTCAAGTGAAGCGATTTCACTGGGTGGTTGAAATAGGTGAGATCGATCGAGGTATCGGTCTTAGAGGCTGGCTGGTACTGCGTTTGCGTTATGAGTATCTCGTGTTCTTGTTCGGTAAAATACTCTCTTTCGGCTGTGTCTAGGTATGTGTACATACCGTACACCTTGGGGGAGGCGCCAAACGAACCGAATCCAGATCGACACTTGATTCGCAACTCAACTTCGTGATATTGCAACGCGACCAATGGGAGAGATTTGGTCCAGTCTTCACTGAAAAAGAATGGAATCATGTAATAATCACCGGCGGTACCACTGATACCCTTCGCGTTATCAGAAACTTCGGCCGTGGTGATGGCACAAGAAGCTTTCGCTTGACTGTCCTTGAACAAAACGTTGTGGACACCTTGTATGTAAAGGGAATCCATGCGGCACACTTCTTGTCCGCCGACGTGGAGGCTAAATTCGGTGACGGACGTATCATCGGTGGAATGGAATCCATTCGTGTTGATACCGACATTCGATATATTTGGTTGTTCTATCCACATATAGCTCAGAAGATCACCCTTTGATTGGATTGGGATGACAACTTCACCACCGCCGGTGAAGGTGCCGATGTAATCCATGCGTTCTGGTTTAATGGCAAAGTTGGTGTGACGCTTGTAGTTCTGACGCCAGAAGCTCACCTGTGGTTCACCCGTGATGTAGGCATCCTGAGCTCCGACTGATACAAGATCGACAAGTGCAGCTGACATAATTATTATTAAACGATATTAAAATTTTAGGTACATAACGAGGTATGGTCATCTTCCAGGCACTCACCTGGGAGACAAGGGATACCGAGGAGGAACACTTGGTCAGTATATTTGGTAAAGATGGGGTGGGTAAATCTGTGTGTGTAACGACCGCGTTCACACCTTATTTTTTCGTAAAGCTCCCGAGGAACGTCACGCAGCAACGAGTTCAGAATCTATATAACAAAATAGACAAGGCCTGTCCTGGTTGCCTCGTCAGTTACAATACTATCAATCGAAAAGATGTGTGGGGATTTCAAAACAACGAACAATTTCCATATCTCCAATTATTTTTTAGGAATTTGGCGTCGAGACGAATGGTAGCCGGACGACTTCGAAGACCACTGGAAGATGAACACGTGAAGATGAAAATATATGAATCCAACTTGGATCCAGTTCTTCGCCTTATGCATAGGACTGGTATTCAATCGACTGGGTGGCTGGATAGTGGTGATAACTGTGAAGTAGCTTACAACGCACACGTGGACATAGATTTGGAATGCAAAAATTGGCGAAATCTAAAACCCGTGGATAATCCGAAGACGGCGCCATTCGTTGTTGCATCTGTCGATATCGAATGTAATAGTTCTACCGGTAAATTCCCCGATGCGGATGTAGACGGTGATGCGTGTTTTCAGATTGCAATCTCATTGTGTAAATTTGGAAGTGATGAACCATACGACAAGACTTGTTTATGTTACAAGAAAACAGATTCAGATCTCGAGGGTTCAAATATCAGATCGTACGATACTGAGCGCGAAATGTTAATGGCTTTTAAGGACTATTTACATAACAATGAGGTTGATATCATAACCGGGTGGAATATTTTTGGGTTTGATCTTGAATATCTGATGAAAAGAGCGATCGTGACTCGGTGTGACCCCACATTTTTTCAATTAAGCAAAATGAAGGGGTATAACTGTGAACTCACAATGAAGAAGCTTTCTTCGAGTGCACTGGGTGACAATGCATTGAAACTCGTGAGTATGCCCGGTCGTTTCATTTTCGATTTGTTCCATGAAGTCAAGAAAGGGTACAAACTCGACTCTTATAAATTGGATAACGTATCAAAATTGTATCTCGGAGACAATAAAATTGATATGCCCGCAAAGGAGATGTTTGCTAGATACAAAGAGGGTGATCCAGTAAAATTACGGGAAGTCGCGGAGTATTGTATCAAGGACACTTTACTTCCGCATCGCCTGTTGTCTAAGCTATGCATTCTAATTAATCTTCTAGAAATGGCAAAAGCGACATGGGTTCCATTGTGTTATCTCGTCGAGCGGGGTCAACAGATCAAAGTATTCAGTCAACTCACGAAAAAGGCGCGGGAAATGGGATTCATGGTACCCACCATTCAATATGGACAACTCGGTGATCAAGGCTACGAAGGGGCAACGGTCCTTGAAGCACAAAAAGGTGCGTATTACAAGCCGATCACAGCTCTAGATTTTGAAGGTCTGTATCCTTCAATCATGATGGCACACAATCTCTGTTATTCGAGTCTTGTCATGGATCCTAAATACGAAAACGTACCGGGTGTGGAATACGAAACGTTCGAAATTCCTGTACCGAATAAAGTTGAGGGGCAACCACCGACAAAGCGACTCTGTAAGTTTGCACAAGGAGTTCCGACGCTTCTACCGAGTATTCTCGTCGAGTTGAAGCAATTCAGAAAACAAGCGAAGAAAGATATGGCTTCATCGACGGGTGCATTGAAAGCGATGTACAATGGTAAGCAATTGGCATACAAGATCAGTATGAACTCTGTATATGGATTCACGGGAGCTTCTAAAGGTATGCTCCCGTGTGTAAATATTGCATCCACCGTAACGACGAAGGGTCGTAGTATGATCGATGAAACAAAGGAGTATGTGGAAAAGAACTTTCCTGGTGCTAAAGTGAGGTATGGGGACACCGATAGTGTCATGGTTGAATTTGACGTAGGTGACCGCAAAGGCATAGAAGCTGTGGAATACAGTTGGAAGATAGGTGAAAAAGCCGCCGACGAATGTTCAGCGCTTTTTAAAAAACCAAACAACTTGGAACTTGAAAAGGTATATTGGCCCTATTTCCTATACAGTAAGAAACGATACGCCGCAAAGTTATGGACGCAGGGTAAGGATGGTAAGATGAACATGGATTACATAGATGTAAAAGGTCTTCAACTTGTGAGACGCGACAATACCGCACATGTACGAGAAGTGTGCAAGGAACTTTTAGATGTAGTACTTGAAAGTAGTGACATCGAACCACCAAAGGCGCTCGCACTCCAAAGAGCCATAGAGTTGATTGAAGGAGATGTACCAAACGAAAAACTCACACTTTCACAGGGTCTTTCTGATTCTTATAAGGTGAAGGGGCAGAGTGTATCTATAAATAGCCCGAATATCAGGGATATTAATCAAGCTCACGTACAAGTTGTACGCAAAATGCGAGAGCGACAACCTGGATCCGAACCACAATCTGGTGATCGCGTACCTTACATTCTCGTGAAGACGGACGATCCTAAGGCAAAGGCTTTTGAGAAATCGGAAGATCCAAAGTATGTGAGTGAACACAGTGATGTACTACAGGTCGATTACGAATATTATTTTATGAACAAGTTCATCAACCCAGTCTGTGATCTTCTCGAACCGCTATTTGATGATCCAAAAGAAGAGATATTTGGTGAACTTCTTACTAAGATCAAACCAAAAAGAAGACAAAAAAAGAAAATGGAGACTCCCATCGATGATCTCCCATTTAAAAATTAAAAGCTATGATGTATTAAGGGATGAAGATTTCTGAAAATCTCGTGCGTGTATTCGAAGATGAGGTAGAAAAGGTGTGTCACGAAAGAATGTTGATATATGCACAAAATATATGTAAAATTCATAACATACCACTCAAACTTTTGCTCAGAGATTTACCTAACCCGAGAGGGTATTGTCTCGGTATAAAAAAGGGTGGAGAGCCGTGCACTAGAAAGGCGAGTCACGAAGGATTTTGCCTTTCACACGCCGGATCATCGAAACTTCATGAACCCGTAAATATGAACACGGTAGTTAGACACAATCACACATTCCCTCCTATGTTTAAAGCAGGATGTCCCGCATGTGAAAATTCGAATACTAACCAATTTAGAGATTTGAGATGTATTATGTAATATGAGGAAATCGGATATCCTATTAAATTCAATAGACGCATTTTATGGTGCATCTGAAAATGGTGAGATGCTCACACAGATACTTTCAAAATCTGGTGGCATTTCACTTAGAAATTTGGAATGGTTTATCACGAACTATTCTAAAAAGACAAATTTGATGTATAAGACAAACGACGGTAAGATTTTCAGTGTTCACTGTGCTTACAAATCGACATTAGATGGATATAGCAAGAAACTATTTGACCCATTTTGCAGGTCGGATAAGATATCATACAAGATTCCCGGAACACACGATGAAATTCATACGACTGTTGCACAGCTCAATTTCATCAAGTGGTGTATAAAAAATGGAATCATAAAATATATAAAAGAGCACAAATGTGATTTATTTGGGAAATGATGCGATCATAATCGCACCCTCTTCGGGTACTGCTACGAATTCCCCGGTGCCATATTCTTCTACGATAGGTGAATATGATATTGGTTCTTCGCGCGTGGTTAAATATCCATTTTCAAATGTAAATGTTTGATAAGATGTATAATATATATGACATGTAAATGTTTCCGTTGTTCCGTGATAAGGATTTAATTTAAAATCTATGGTGGTTCGATTGTTTTTTATGTTTGTAAAATCGAGACTCCCAGATGGATCGACGTTTCTTGGATGCATAGAGAAGCTATATGTGTATATATTCCTTGGGGTGCTGTGAAATTTGTGATTTAAAGTAGTCAAGTATCTGTAATAATGAGAATCTGCGGTATTTATGAGTGGTAAATCTTCACCATTTATCACCAATTTAGCCGATATAGCCACGTCATCTGAAATCGAATCGATCGCTCGTCTATATGAATAAAATGGGGTGAAATTAAATCGGTTATGATAGTAATCATATAATTGATCACTTGAATAGATGTTACTCGCTATATTTTCATCTTCAAAAATCTTATTTCTAAAGAAAAAGTGAAGCGTCTTGACTCTATTTTGTGGCGTGAGTTCAATTTTTAGCTTATCATTTCCGGGTTCCGTGTCTACTTTTGGATGTGTCTTGAATACATCGGTAAACATTTCATATTTACTGGAAGTATAAAATAATCTTTCTTCCGGTGTGACTGTGATCTCTTCTGTCACTACGTCGAAACTATCTAACGATAGAGTGACTGGGTCATCTGTAAAAAATGTTTGTGGTCTAAATTCTATATCGAATTCCAATTTTTGTTTATTTATAGCACACAAAGGAAAATACGGTCTATTATGCACGTTTGTTTCGTAGTCAGACGACTCGTAACTTCTAGAAAAGAAGAATGGTATTGGTACGTATACGAAGGTATCACTCGTTTTTATTAGATTGAATGTTGGTGATAAGACGGTTTCTCTATTTATGAAACGTCCATCTGTGTAAGTTCTACTCACGTGTTCAGAATGATCTAAATACATTTCATCATAAATAAACCCTATATCATCTTTATATATTTCTAGAATAGTTTCATCCACACGCATAATTATGCTTTTAAATAGGTGTTTACCAACTTTATCCGCATAATTATAATTCCCATTGGATAAACCGGGTAGTTTTACTCGTATGTACATATTTGACAATAGATCTCCCATGTTTCTGGGATTAAATGTAACTTTCACAGTTTGACCAAATGGCCACCCGCTTGATGCAGAACTAGGTTTATTAACATTAAAACTTCTATGGAATTTTCTAAAATCCGAGTGTCTTTTCTGTTTGTAATTAAAGAGTGAGTCTGCACCCAACAGATACGTATCTTGTTCGCCTATAGCAGATAGGCAGAGTGCTGCACCGGTATTTGGTCCGGACCTATCGCACATACTACTTATTGTTTATATATTTTTAAATCGGATTTCCACATGGTGAGATGACTCGTTGCATTCAGTGTTTCGAGTTCCTTCTTGATTGTGTTTGTATCATCATTAAGACTCTGAACCGCTTCTTTTGTGTACTGGTATGTCTTAATATTCAACAAATAATCATACGATCCATCAATTTTATCATAAGATTTTGAAATTTCACTTTCAAGTTCACTCTTTTTTCTCTTGAATACGACGATGCGCTCGTTGACGACCGCGTCTACAAAACGGGACATATTTTCAAGTTTCTTCGTTTTTTCTTTGAGAACGTGAAGAAGGTGTTCTTTGCGTTTTTTATACGTTTGAATTCTGATTTCAACGAAATCACTCAGAATCTCTTCTGGACTTTCATATTTTCTGATACCCTTTGTGGGGTGAAATAAGTGCATATTACTCACATGGAACGACTTCTGGAGCTTGAAATCTTTTATGATATTTTTACCCGTGTATCCATGTATAGCGAAATCCACATCTTCTGTTGTACTGTTATTGATGAACCCTGAAATGACCTTCTTTTCCATGAGTGTGTCGAGATACTCTTTGTAGTCTTGCGTCCATCGACCGGGTGGGAGTTCTGTAATTTTGATACCTGTACCATGATTATTAGTTGTCCAAACACCTTCTGTGATCCAAAGACCTTCCTCATTCTTGAAAATGCGTCCTTTGAACTTATCAAACCATGGTTTCATTTCCACGAGTGACTGACCAGAAATAGAACGCTCTATATTCTCACATATATCTTTTGGATTGAACGGCGGAACATAGCAACTGAAACCGGTTCCAATACCTTCGGTTCCATTAATGAGAACGGTTGGTAAGACCGGAACATAATACTCTGGTTCAATGGGTCTACCATCGTCGTCGAGATATTTGAGGACAGCGTCATCTCGGGCATCGAAGAGTTTTCTCGCGTCTTTGGTGAGCTTCGTGAAAATGTACCTCGTTTGACTCGCATCCTTACCACCCATGAGTCTGGTACCGAACTGACCACACGGTTCGAGGAGATTGATATTGTTTGAACCTGTAAAATTATGTGCTAATTTTACGATCGTGTCTGCGAGAGACACTTCTCCGTGATGGTACGCCGATGTTTCTGCAACATATGCAGCCAACTGCGCAACCTTCATTTCATTCGTCAAATTCTTCTTGAAGCATGAATACATGACTTTTCTTTGTGAAGGTTTGAGTCCATCACACATGTGTGCGATCGACCGTTTCAAATCTGCGAGGCTGAAATTTACGAGATCTTTATGAATGAATTCAGTGATATCGATTCTCTCTACATTTCCATATGCAATCTCGAGCTCCGAGCTTTCTTTTTCGGTACTTTCGAGTAGCCACGTTTTTCGAGAATCAGCCTTCGTTTTGTCGAAAGCGAGCACGACAGATTCATCTGTTTTCTCGTCGGTGTCAAATTTAACTGTGAGTTTTTCGATGTTTTTGAAATATTCTCTTGCCTCGGCAGACGTAGACGTGCCGAGTCCCTTGTAGTATTTAATCTTCCACCCAGGTTTTCCATTTCCATACCACATTCTGAACATGGAATCTGTGTAGAACGACATAGTTTGCGATCCCTTCGACGCCTTGATGATGGGTGTCACCATACTCACTACAAAATTTAGGTCAAGTAAACTTGGCCAAAAATAATGAATCATATTGAGTACGAGACCTTTGATATGACTTCCATCTGTATCTGCATCAGTCATGATCATGAGACGGCCATAACGAAGTTCATCGAGAGAGGTGTACACTTTACCTTGTTGAAGTCCAAGTATCTTCTTTAGTTCGCTGAACTCTTTGTTCTCCGTGAGCTGTTTGACCGACGCATCTCTCACGTTTTTACATTTCCCGCGAAGTGGAAATACCCCGTAATAGTCTCTACCAACCACGGATAGACCCGCGACTGCGAGTGACTTCGCAGAATCACCCTCTGTGATGATGAGTGTACACTTCCCAGATTGGGTTGTACCAGCTTTATTTGCATCGTCCAATTTTGGTATACCCGTGATTTTAGATTTACGAACACCATCCGATTTTTGAAGTTCTTTCATTTCCTTGAATTTCGAGAGCGCCATGAGTTCATTTTGGATGTTCGTTTTGAGAATGTCCTTGATGAGTTTCTTTGTGGGCTCAAATTTGCTACCAAATTCTTGTGGTTTGAGTGTACACTCGGACTTGACCTGACTACTGAACGTTGGATTGACGAGCGTCGCTTTTACGAAGACCATGAATGCATTCTTTACTTGTTGGGGTTTGAGTTTAATCTTTTTCGCCATTTCGTCGATGATATTTGACGCGAGTATACCCGCCACGTGATCCACGTGACTCCCACCCTTGGTCGTGCATATACCATTCACAAAAGACACTTGTTCAAATCCATCTTCCGATGGAACTACACACACAGACCATCGATCCGACGTAAACATACAAATTTCATCCGAATTCGTGTGCATCTTCGCGTATTCGTTAAATGCTGTCTTTGGAAGAGCTTCACCTTGAAATTTCACTTTACACCCCGGTGCGGTACAGATGTTCGCATCATACACGCGTTTCTCAAAAATTTTGAAGATGTAATCATCCATCGCCTTCATACCGAACCTCGACCAATCCGGTGTAAATGTGACGCACACACTCGAGGTCGCCCCCGAGTAGCTACGCATCTTCGGCTTTCCACATGTCTTCATGTTATCTGTCCATTCTTGAGTGTACGTCGTCTTGTTTTCTGAATCCTTGATTTTGATGGAGAATTTGCTCGAATACACATTCGTGAGCTTTGCGCCGTACCCATTTCTACCACCTACAACCCGCTGCTGTGAATCGTCGTAGTTGGTACTCGTGAGAAGATGCCCGAACGTGAGCTCTGGATTCCAAATCTGCTCCTTTTCGTGTTCTTTGACAGCGATGCCCCCGAGAGGCCCGTTGTTCTCGACACTGATTTCACCTTTCTCTCGGTCGATGTTTACGGAGATGGACGTTACCTGTTTAGGATAGATCGAATTACGATCGATGGCGTTGACGAGAATTTCGTCAAAAATCTTGAGAAGTGCCGGTGCGTATACGACAGTTTTCTTTTCGAAGCCGTCGCCTTCCTTGACCCAATACTGTTCACCGACGCGGGCAACTGGACCAACATAAGAATCTGGTCTCTTTAATATGTGTTCCACGTGGGTGAGCTTTTGGATGCTTTCACTCATTTTACTTGATTTTTAATAAACGCGCCTCTCACTTAAGCTGTTTTCTTAAAAACAAAGGTAGGGGTCTTTGAATCATCAAATTTAATTACTGTTATGACCCTAATTGAGAAGAACTAACTTAAGGGTTTAGTATTTATTCTAATAAATATGGTCAGACCATACGAAAACGGTCGAGGCTGTCCTAAGTGCCGGTTCGCACCGAATGGATGCCCATCCGGGTGCCGTGTAAAACCCTACTATACGCGAAAAGGTGAAGGACTCACACCCGAGCGCAAGGCTATTCTGCGTGAAGAAGCGATGAATAGACTTAGACTTAAAAAGTATAACTCAAACTCGACGAAACAATCCAAGACAGTGGTGGTATCAAAATCAAGCCTCACCTTAACACTGGGCGAGACATGGGAGCACAACGATACTGATATTCGACTTGTATCTATTAAACTAAGAGAAGACGGAAGTCATGTGTTATCAGTTTGTATTACAGAAGGGGACAAGAAACCCAGGTTTAGACAGTTGTGCAATTCTGATGTTAATTCTACGCGCCATACTGGTCAGTATGGGTTGAAGTGGCATGCACAGGTGTCGTCATGCAGTTGTTTGCACTGCTATTCTCATTATATGGGTCGACAGTGGTCGAACGATATTAGGGCAAATATAAGTAATGCAATTAGACATGGTAAAAATTACGATAAATATGAGCCACTCATTGGTATAAGCAGAGATGAACTTATCACACGTCTTATGGAAAAAATGCGCATTAGATATGGCGTCACATATTCTTTCGTCACCTGGGACGATGTTGTTTCTGGACGCTACCCCTTTGAGATAGACGAGATCGTACCGAGACAGGTCTTGTATGTAGAGGAAAATATAAATGATGTAGATCAATGGACTCGCATATTCAATCACAAAAATATCCAACTACTCACAAAAGATGAAAATGTGAAGAAGGGTGCACGTATCGAAAATGTTATAATAGATTTACCTATTTTCAACTCTATTTTCCCATTAGAGGGAGCTCGTCG